TACTGGTGACATTAGTTTAACAACTAATCAATGTGATTATATTATTAATAATTACAAATTTGAACCTAAAGTAATTAACAAGGTAGTAGTTATTAGTGAATATTTAGGTACTGAACTTAAAAATCAATATAATTTATCTTTTACTCCAGAAAGAATCCTTATTGAATAATTATTAGCTGATAATGATAAGACATTCCATATATATGGTAAATTAAAGAGGAATCAAGAAAAATCACAAATGTATTTCATACCTAAATCTCAATTATTAGATGATTTCTTATTCGAAGAAAAGGATATTGAAGTTGATTTTGAAAAATACGAAAGTATTGATAAATTTGTCTTATCTAATGGCACCATAGGTAGAAAATTATATGAACAACAAAAAGATGGTGTTAAATTCCTTTTATCAAGAAAAGGGGCTATTTTAGCGGATTCTATGGGCGTGGGTAAACGAATTGCTGACGACCAAAAAGTATTAACACCTAATGGTTGGAGATTACATGGTGAATTAAAAGTTGGTGATTATGTTATAGGTAGTAATGGTAAACCTACAAAAGTTTTAGCAACATATCCAAATGATAAAGATAAATATTATAATATAACATTTACCGATGGAACAATAGTTGAAGCATGTGAAAATCATTTATGGGCAGTAAGAAGCAGTAAAAGAAATATTTCAAAATCTAACTTTAACGTTTTAAGTGTTAAAGATATGTTAGATGAAAATTTACAACTAATAAAAAATGGTTCGGATTATAATAAAGATAGAAAATATAAATACAAGACTTACTACAAATTACCAAACAACGATTGTAGATGGTATATACCCATGGTTGAACCAGTAGAATTTAATAAAAGAGAGATAACTATAGACCCATATTTACTAGGATGTTTATTAGGTGACGGTGGATTTAGTACTCATAATATTAAATTGATATCTGCGGATGAGGAATTAATTAATGAATGTATTACTAGACTACCAGAAAATTGTACATTAAAAAAAATAAAAGAAACATATAATTATCGACTAAATAAAATTAACTCGAATAACAACACCGTGATTCAACATTTAAAAAAATATGAATTAATGGGTTTAACATCTGAAAATAAATTTATACCTGAAGATTATAAATATAATACTAAAGAAGTTAGATTAGAAATATTACAAGGTTTATTGGATACTGATGGATATTGTTCAAATAAAAATGGATTAATTCGATATTATACAACATCTAAACAATTATCAAATGATGTTATAGAAATTGTACAATCATTAGGTGGTGTAGCTAGAAAAAGCTCAAAAATAGGTAAATATAAAAATAAAGATGGTATAATTATTATATGTAAAAAATGTTATATTTTGTCAATTAATATACCTGAAAATATTATCCCGTTTAAATTAGAACGTAAATTAAATAATATGAAAAAGGTTAGGAAATACTTACCATCTAGAGGTATAAAAGATATTACTTTTAGTAGAGAAACCTCTGGTCAATGTATTACTGTAGACGCCGAAGATTCACTATACGTTATAGATAATTACGTGGTAACACATAACACCATACAGGCAACAGTTGCAGCATTAGAAAGCGGTTGTGAACGAATTCTTATCGTTTGTCCATCCGCAGTTAAGATTAACTGGCAAAGAGAAATAGGCTACTATGATTGTCATGATAGCGTTATAATTGACGGTAAAAAATGGGAACAAGATAAATTTACAATAATTAATTTTGATATTCTTAAGAATTTTCATGTTGTACCTGGTGAAGGTATGAAAGAAGAAGATATTTGTTGGGATAATCAAGAATTAGTAAAAGCTAAGTTTGACTTAATTATTATTGATGAAGCTCACAAATTAAAGAATCATAAGAGTAACAGAGGAGCAATAATGAAAGACTTATGTACAAATTATGGTGAAAAGAGAGTATGGTTATTAAGTGGAACTCCTGTAGCTAATAGGCCAATGGATTACTATAATTTATTAGCTCTAATTAATTCACCAATTGTTGCTAATTGGAAACACTATGTTATTAGATATTGTGAAGGTAAACAAATAACTACAACACTTAAAAATGGTAGACAGAAAAAAGTGTGGTTAACTAATGGAGCATCTAATTTAGAAGAATTAGCATTAAAAACCAAAAATACCTACTTAAGAAGACTAAAGAGCGACCTAGGTGATATGCCAGAAAAAACTATAATACCTATTTATCATAAATTAACTGACGAACAATGGGTGAAACATAATGAATTATGGGAAGAATACCTTATAGAAAGACAACAAAAGAAAAAACGTGGGGAACCAGAAAGAGACTTAGTTGAGTTAGGATTATTAAGAAAATATATTGCAATGCAATCAATATCTAAAACTATAGAGTTAGTTGAAGATATATTAGAAAGTGGTGAAAAAGTTATTATTTTTTGTAACTTTACTGAAGAATTAACTGAATTAAAAAATCATTTCGGTAAAAGAGCCGTTACACATTACGGTCAAATGAGCGATAAAGATAAACAGAAATCAATAGATGATTTTCAACTACATGATAAGGCTGAGGTTTTTATTGGTAATATAATATCCGCTGGTGTAGGTATAACTCTTACTAAAGCAACATACGTTGTATTTAATTCATTTGATTGGGTCCCTGGAAACAACGAGCAGGGAGAAGATAGAAGCTACCGTCTGGGGCAGAAAAACAATGTAACAATCTATTATCAATTATTTGAAAATACCATATCAGTTAGAATGTGGGAAACTCTTAAACAAAAACAAAATATAATCGATACTATTATGAACGAAGCTGGATTAGATGAAGATGAAATAATAGGAAATATAATGAACAAAATATTAGACGAAGATGAATAAAATTAAACTTTACGGTTATGATAACTGTCCTTATTGTCAAGAATTAAAAAAACTATATCAAAATGATAATTTAGTTTTTGAATACGTTGATATTGAATTAGAAGAAAATAAGGCTGAATTTGAAAAGATTATGAAAATAGGTAAGACTGATAGTGTACCAGTAATACTAGTTAATAAGACAATTTTATCCCCAGATATTAGCTTTAAAAGCATTCAAGAAGCGTTTGAATTAACAAAGAAATTCATTAATCAATAAATTACCTATTTCTCATATATTTATTAATAAATATATGAACATTACATAAAAGTTAGATATTTATATATAAACCACAAAAAAAATGATAAACAATGAAGAAAAGTTAAAAATCTTTGAACAATTTAAAGTATCATTAGGTGCCCCTATTAGACAAATAGAACTTACTGATGATATGCTTTGTACTCTATTAGAAATAGCTATAGAGGATTATTCTCAATATATAGGTGAATGGCTTATTGAACACCAATGGCATTCATTATTAGGTAAAAGTATTGATACTACTGATATGGCATTCGCATTAAGTGTTAGAGACTTTGATTTCATGACACAATATAGCTATGCATATTCTAAACAGGTTGGTCTTCAAGCAAGAGGACCATGGGAATTAAAAAAAGACTTTATTAATATTGAAGCTGGTAGACAAAGTTATCAAATACCTGCAGGTAGAGAAATAAACGAAGTATTGTGGATTACCCCTCCAACTACAAGAATGGCGTTATTCGCTAATTATGGTGGTATTGATTATGGCTTCGGTGGTGGATTTGGTCAGTTAGGTAGTTCTGGTGGTGGTGGATATGGTTTAGGTGGTAACGGAGGATATTATATATCCCCAGCATATGATATATTACTTATGGCTTCTGATTTAAATCTTAAAAATAGATTACTTAGAAGTGAATTAGTTTATAAATTAACCGCAGGCCCTGAAGGAACAAGAATTCTTCACTTACTTAGTGTTCCAGGTTCAAAAATGAGTTTTGGTCATGGTATTAGTGGTGCTGGTAGTTCAGTATCTTTAGCAGGTTGTCAAGTTTGGTATTACTATTATGAAACTACAGCTGAAAATGTAGATGACTGTAGAGCTGAAAATTCTGATATTATTAAATTACCGAATGAAGTACCTTTAGCTAAATTAGACTTCTCTAAATTTAATGAACCAACTAAAGTATTAATTAGACAATTATTTATGGCTGAAGCTAAGAGAGCATTAGGTAGAACTAGAGGTAAATTTGGAGGAATTGTTGGCCCTCCTGAAGCACAAATGACTATGGA